CGATAAGGTGTTCAAGCAGAACATCAAGACCGAGGTCAAGGCTGGGAAACCGGTCAAACAGGCGGTTGCGATAGCTTATTCTGTGAAACGGGAAGCCAAAAAGGGTACTAAAGGTAAGAAGTAATGAACGAGGGCGATCAAATCTCTTTGTCGGATCTTGCGAAGCTAGGATCAAGCAGGGGGACAGACCTCGACCGCATCTTTGCCCGCCTCTCCCCTAGCCAGCAGAAGTCTTTCTTAGACGAGATCCTACCCATGTTGCGGATAAGCGGTGGACTAGAGCAGACCGCCAACGACTTTGCGAAAACTACTGGATACGGTGGAAGGCTAGGAATGGAGATTCCAATAGGCAAGGACAACGTAGGTTTTGGAGTGACCGGATCAGGCTTCAAGATGAAAACCCCTTTCGGAGCCGTTGGCAAGTCAGACCTAACTGGAGGCGATGTTTACTACAACACAGGCCCTCACCAACTGAGCGCAAGTTATCAGAAGATGGGCGTAACCCCTGCGGGCGAACCAATGAGAAATTTGGTGAACCTGTTATACAAGTACAAGTTCTAAGCACCCAAACAGGTAACACTAAAAAGGTTGTAATCTAAACGAGAATAGTTTACATTTCCAATTCCGTGTCAGGAACTTATAGATTGAGTTAATCAATATGGCCGCACCGATAGGTAATACAAATGCTGTAAAGGGGAAGATGTTCCATGATGCTTTGCGTAAAGCGTTAATACAGAACCCTCAGAGACTACCAAGGATAGTTGAGTCCCTCTTGACTCAGGCAGAGCTGGGAGAGGCTTGGGCTGTCAAGGAAGTCATAGACAGGCTAGACGGCAAGGCGATCCAGATTAACCAGATGGAGAACGCTGACGGCTCACCTATACTGAACGCCATACAGGTCACGTTCATTAAACCGCCAGAAACCATAGATGTCTGACCGCGAGCTGCTGGAACAGGCGGTAGCCAAGGCAGAGTTCCCGGTAAAACTTGCGTGCCTCTTTGAGGCCAAAAGGTATAAGGTTCTTTACGGAGGCCGAGGGGGAGCTAAGTCTTGGGGAGTAGCCAGAGCCCTACTAATCAAGGGAGCCAAAGACCCACTACGAATCCTCTGCGCCCGTGAGTTTCAGGTATCCATTAAGGATTCAGTCCATAAGCTCCTAGCCGACCAGATTGAGCAGTTGGGCTTATCTGAGTTCTACGAGGTAACGAACATTTCGATCAAGGGCAAGAACGGAACCGAGTTCTTTTTTGCGGGACTAAAGAACAACATCATGTCTATCAAGTCCTTTGAGGGCGTAGACATCTGCTGGTGCGAGGAAGCCCAGACCATCTCCAAGACTAGCTGGAACGTCCTGATCCCAACCATCCGTAGGGACAACTCCGAGATATGGATCACCTTTAACCCAGAACTAGAGACTGACGAAACCTACCAGCGTTTTGTCATAAGCCCGCCTGAGAACGCGATAGTCCAAAAGATTACTTGGCGCGATAACCCGTGGTTCCCCCAAACCCTGCGGGAGGAAAAAGAGAACCTAGAGATCCACGACCACAACGCCTACTTGAACGTCTGGGAAGGCTTATGTCGTAGGACAGTAGACGGCGCAGTTTTTGCTCAAGAGATGAACATGGCAGAGATGGACGGTCGGATCACTAAAGTCCCCTATGACGCTATCAAGCCCGTCCACGCGGTATTCGACTTAGGCTGGGCAGATAACACGGCTATTTGGTTCATCCAGTTTATAGGCTTTGAGATCCGGTTGATCCGCTACCTTGAGGACAACCAAAAGACCATGAGCTACTACTTGGCCCAGCTTCAATCCTTGGGCTACGTTTACGACACCATTTGGCTACCCCATGACGCGGAGAACACAACCTTGGCGGCTGCTGGTAGGTCGATTGCGGACATAGTCAGGGGAGCAAACTACAAGGTTCAGATCCTACCCAGAGTACCGGTCACGGACTCAATCAACGCGGCCCGCACGATTTTCCAAAAGTGTTACTTTGATAAAGAAAATTGCTATCAGGGGCTACAATGTCTGAGGCACTATCGGTATGATGTTGATCCAGATACGAAACAGTTCTCGAAATCGCCTCTGCACGACATCTATTCTCATGGTGCGGATGCGTTTCGGTACATTGGATTGGTGGTAAACGAACCCCGGAAGGCAGGGCCAAAGAAGCCGGTCTACCAAATTCCGGGCTCATGGATGGGCTAAAACATGGCAAAAGTAGACGTTCCGAGTGCTATCCCTGCGGATTCCCGCATACAGGAAGCCATAGACTTTCTTAAGTTCTCTAACGAGGCCGACACCGAGAACCGGCAAAAGGGTCTCGATGACCTAAAGTTTTCCTCTGGTGACCAATGGCCCATTGAGGTTCAGAACTCCCGCCACCTTGAGGCCAGACCCTGTCTGACCATCAATAAGCTAGACGCTTACGTTAGACAGATAGTCAACCAGATGCGTCAGGGCCGCCCCCGGATGCGGGCTCACTCCATGAACTCCGAGGCCAATGCAAAGGTTGCGGATGTCATCACCGGGATCTTCAAGCATATAGAAGTCAACTCAGACGCAGACACTGCCTACGATACCGCCGGTGAGTACGCGGTGCGGATTGGCTGGGGCTACTGGCGGGTCATTACTGACTACGTCCGTGAAGATTCCTTTGATCAGGAAATCTACATCCGTCCTATCGACAACCCGTTCTCGGTCTACTTTGACCCCAACTCCATCCAGCCTGACGGCTCAGACGCTGAGAAGGTCTTGATTACTACCCTGATGTCTAAGGATGACTTCAAGATCCAGTACCCCGGAGCCGATGACGGCGGTGACTTCAACCAGCGCGGAACGGGTGACTTTGACCCTGATTGGGTACAAAAAGAGGACATTCGCGTAGCCGAGTATTTCTACGTTGAGCGCAAAAAGACCAAGTTACTGCTCCTGTCTGACGGGACAAAGGTTTACAAGGACGAGGCCCCAAGCCCTGAGATCCTAGCTGCGGCAGGGATTATGGTGGTGGGCGAGCGCGAGACCATGCGTAAGCAGATCAAGTGGTGCAAGCTCACAGGACTAGAGATCCTTGAGGAGCGCGATTGGTCAGGGCGTTACATCCCCGTGGTTCCGGTCTACGGTCAGCAGCTCACGGTTGAGGACAAGCGCAAGAAGTACGGCTTGGTGCGAAACGCCAAAGACGCACAGCGTATGTACAACTACTGGCAGACCAGCTTGACCGAGAGTATCGCTCTGGCTCCCAAGGCCAAGTGGCTCCTTGCGGAAGGTCAGGACGAAGGCCATGAGAACGAGTGGGCGCAAGCTAACATCAAGTCCATGCCGGTCTTGCGCTACAAGCAGACAGACATCAATGGAAAAGAAGCTCCAGCTCCTCAGCGTCTCCAGCCAGAGCCACCGCCCGCCGGGGTTATTGCGGCTGCGATGTCTATCGATAAGGACTTACAGTCAGTAGTCGGTATTTTTGATCCGTCCCAGTTGCCCCAAGGCAATATGTCTGGCAAGGCCATCCGTGGTCAGCAGATGCAACAGGACATGACCAACTTCCACTACTACGACAACCTTGTGCGGTCTATGAAGCACACGGGTCGAATCATCCTAGACCTGATACCCAAGATTTACGACCGAGAGCGAGTTCTGCGGATCATTGGCTACGATGGGCAACCCGAAATGGTTACCTTGAACCAACGGACTCAGGACGAGATGGGCGTGGAAAAGGTTCTTAATGACGTAACCGTTGGCGAATACGATGTCTACATGGACACCGGCCCCGGCTACCAAAGTAAGCGTCAAGAGGCTGTCGAGGCCATGATGCCCATGATCTCTACCAATCAGGAACTCTTTAACCTTGCGGGTGACTTGGTGTTCCGCAACATGGACTTTCCGGGGGCTGAGGTCATTGCCGACCGTCTGGCGGCTAACAACCCGCTGGCCCAGATTGACGATAAGTCCGAAATCCCGCCACAGATTCAGATGCAGCTCATGCAAGCCCAGAAGCAGATTGCCGATATGCAACAGATGATTGCGGCTATGGAGCTTGAGAAGCAGTACCGAAGTGACGTTGAGATGCTGAGACAGGATGGCGAGACCAAGAGGAAGCTCATGGATGTCACCTCGCGGGCGTACAACACCGACACCATCAACGAGGCCAAGGTCAACCAGCAGATCCTCAACTCTCAGGCCAATCAGAATAAGGCCGAGCTCGATGCGGTGACCAAGATGCTCTTGAAGCGGATGGACATTGGCGAGCTACGTCAGGTCATAGCCGAGAAGGATGCGGAACAGGCTCAAGTAGCCGCGTTTGCGGAAGCTGAAGTCAATCAGTCATCGAACCCGTTCTTGCAACAGGAGCAACAAATAGCAAATAGTTGACAACTATTGGGAAACAGTTTGTAATACGAATTACCTACCAATGGGTTCATTGGGTTTATTCTTGGAGTAATCCATGTCCGAAGCAGCACCAGAGGCCCGGAAACAGGCTTCAACAGTTGTAACGAGTGAGAATTTAGCTGAGTTTTCGTTAGCAAAATTAGGTTTAGCGTCAGATGGAACTCCCATTGAGGCCGCACCAGCGGAGCCGGTGGTTGAGACCGAGGCGAGTGAACCAAGCGAAACCGAGGCTGCGACAGGTGAAAAGAAGCAAAACCCAAAACTTGAGAAGCGGTTTTCAGAACTGACTAAGCAGCGTGAAGCGGCCCGCCAAGAAGCGGATCGTGAGCGCCAAGCCCGTCAAGAGCTGGAGAATCGGATCAAGGAGCTGGAGACTAAGGCTAACCCTGCGAGAGCAGAACCGGCAGATCCAGACCCCAAACCCGATCCAAGCCAGTTTAATGATGCGCTGGAATATGCTGAAGCTCTGGCTGAGTGGACTACGGATAAGAAGTTGCGGGAGCGTGATGAACAAGAGATGTCTAGGCGGGCGCAAGAAGAACAGAGCCGTAAACAAGTCGAGTTCCAAAAGCGCGTAGAAACTGCAAAGGCAAATCTGCCGGATTACGAGGACACAATCGCGGCTGCTGGGGACATACCAGTTAGCGCACCGGTTGGGGAATCAATTGTCGATAGTGAGTTTGGGCCTGAAATCCTTTACTACCTAGCCGACAACCCGGACTACGCACGTTCCCTTGCGGACAAGTCATTGACCGCGCAACTACGCGAGATTGGGAAGTTGGAGGCAAAGTTTGAAAAGACTGCGAATCCTAGCAAAAAGGAACCTGTGGCTAAGAAATCGAACGCCCCTGCGCCGATTTCGCCTATCAAGGCAAGCAGTAGCGCCGTGGAAACTGGTTTGGATTCAGACCGAGCGTTTCATGGAACCTACCAGCAATGGAAGGCTGCTCGCCTTGCGGGGAAGATTCGGTAATAGGGCAACCTTAACCTTTTTGGAGAATTAAAAATGGCAAATAATTTGCTAACCATCTCCATGATCACCAACGAGGCGTTGATGGTCTTGGAAAACGAACTTACGTTCACGGCCCGCGTTGACCGTTCTTATGACGAGCAATTTGCGGTTACTGGCGCTAAGATTGGTAACACCGTAAACGTACGCCGTCCCGGTCGTTTTATCGGTACTACTGGCCCTGCGCTTAACGTAGAGGACTTTAACGAGACATCCGTCCCCGTTACCCTCTCAACCCAGTTCCACGTTGATACCCAGTTCACCACACAGGATCTGGCTCTGTCGTTGGATATGTTCTCTGACCGCGTTCTGAAGCCCGCAATCGCTGCTATCGCCAACAAAATGGACTTTGATGGCACGACAATGGCTACGGACAACACCGCTAACACGGTGGGTACGGCTGGTACAGTTCCCTCTGACATCGCTACGTTCTTGACCGCACAGGCTTATCTGGACGGTGAAGGCTCACCCCGTGATGGCAAGCGTTCTTGCGTTGTTGACCCCTTTACCGGTGCGTCAATCGTTGGCTCGCTCAAGGGTCTCTTTAACCCACAAGGCACTATCTCTGGTCAGTACGAGAAGGGCATGATGGGCAAAGACACCATTGGTATGAACTGGTACATGGATCAGAACATTGTGTCGCACACATACGGTTCTTATGCCACGGCAACCCTTTCGACCAACACCAGCACCTTTACCGGCTCGCTGACAACTGGTTGGGCTTCTACATCCACGATCACAATCTCTGCTGCTACCGCTAACGCTGGCTTAAAGCAAGGCGATACCATCCAGATTGCTGGCGTGTTTGCAGTCAACCCACAGAACCGTCAGCCATACGGCGGTAATGTTCTGCGTAACTTTGTCGTGACCGCTGACGTAACGATTACTTCCGGTGGCTCTGCCTCCGTGATCGTTTCGCCCGCCATCATCACGGCTGGTCAGTTCCAAAACGTATCCGTTCTTTCGACCTCCTCGACCGCAGTTGTCACGCCGTTCGATAAGACCGGTAAAGTCAGCCCGCAGAACTTGGTGTTCCACAAGAACGCGTTCACGTTAGCGACTGCCGACCTTGAGTTGCCAGACGGTGTTCACTTTGCCGGTCGTGCGAGCGACAAGCAGTTGGGTCTCTCAATCCGCGTTGTTCGTCAATACACGATCAACAACGACTCGATCCCCACCCGCTTAGACGTTCTCTACGGTTGGGCTCCCCTCTACCCCGAACTCGCTTGCCGAGTTGCGGCTTAATTAGAAAAGGAACCTAAATCATGTCAAATCCCGGCGCAGCAAGTACCCAAACGACCAATTACCTATTTAACGGTAACGCCTCTGACGGTGTCCTATTGGGCATCGTTGGTGGCAAGGTTGGTTTTTATGGCGAGACCCCTGTGGTTCAAGCCGGTGCTATCACCGCGTTAGTGTCAACGACAGCTACAACCGCTGACGTTTGCGCCCGCGTCAATAGCATCATTACTGCATTGCAAAACATTGGCATTACCGCCTAAGATGTTTTGAAGCTACGGAGAAGCCGCCCTCAAAAGGGGTGGCTTTTCTCATTTTTAGGAATCGCATGAAGCACATAATGTTGGCAATGCCCGCCTACACAGGCGTGGTTCACATGGGAACAATGCGCTCCCTAATGACGGACTGCATCACCCTAATTAA